TGGACCTACAAATGAAAAGTATCGGAGACTTCGCAGAACAGTTAATCCTAAACCAGACTCAAAGCATCAAAGAAGGAAAAGAACTTCCTCCCCAAGCTAAGAGCAGTGGTTTAGCACCTGCTGGTAGGGATATCTCAAATGTTGAGGTTCCTGATACTTTCATGCGTCAGGTCCTGGGTGAAAGTTTTTACCCACAGGATACTCCACCCACAGACTCTATTCCTGAGCTAGTTTGGTCAGAAGCAGAATCAGAGAAGCCTGCTCAATCTTTAACTGAGGAGACTGCACAGCAACTTGTTCCCCTTCTAGAAGAGGTCAGAGATCTCCTAAAGGAAATGAGTGCTGCTGCCACAACCACAGGTCAGATTGGCACTAATATGACTGGTTCCCAAAGTAGTGATAGCTGCATTGGTAAAGAAGAAAAGAAGTATGGTTATATTTCTGCTCGCCCTGCTACATCAAAGAAAGAAATTCTTAAACAATCAATTAGAAACAAAGCCAGAAGACGATGAAACTGACTGAGGCCATTGATAGCATTACGGAAGCGCGAGGCTCTAAAGAGGGTAGAAAAGCCTACACCTCTAGAGAAGGAGCCAAGCGTGACGTAAAGAAGTCTTTCAAAGGCCGAGTTAGAACTTACGATAGTATCAAGAGTGCTTTATCAGATGGTAAGTATGGAGAGATATTTACTACCAAAGCTTCTAGTCGTTTGTATGTTATTTCTAAGGGTAAGTGGGGAAGCAAGAGTGGTAGAGGCAAGATAGCGAAAGGCTTCACAAGAGGTAGCGCAACTCCATCAGCAGATTGGGGTAGTGTCAAGAAACACGCTGCTAGAACCATGCTTAGGTATGGTAAAGCTTCCAACAAGTTAGCTCAAAAATACGGTAGTAGATCTATCAAAAAAGAACGAGGATTAAAGTACAAATGACACAGTTACTCCAAGATGTATTTATTGTAGAAAACCTTCAAGTTCTTACCGAGGGTAAGAATAGTGACACCATGAAGATCAAGGGTGTCTTTGGTCGGTGTAATGAAAAGAATAACAATGGTAGAATCTATCCTACCACTGTTCTTGAAGGTCAACTCAAAAAGGTTCAACCCCTTATCTCAGAGCGGCGTTTGTGCGGTGAGCTTGATCACCCACAAAACGATACCGTCAAGCTTTCAAATGCATCTCACTTAATCACTAAGCTTGAGATGAAGGGTAACGAACTTATTGGAGAAGCTGAAATCCTCAAAACTCCTGCTGGTCTTACTGCCAAAGCTCTCGTAGAGGGTGGTGTTAAAATTGGTATTTCTTCCCGTGGAATGGGCACACTATCTGAGGACGCCCAAGGTAACAAGATCGTTAACGAAGATTTCCGCCTAGTCACCTTCGATCTTGTTGCCGATCCATCCACCCGTGGAGCTTTTCCTGGTCTTTCCGAATCTACTCAATCCCAGTTCGCAAGAGAAAGCCAAAGCAAGCTTGAGAAGGAGTCCAACTTTGTGACCATGCTCCAAGCCAAGCTGCGTGAAGCTTACGATCCCTGGATTGAAGAGGCTAAAACCAAAAAGAAAAAGGGTGGGTTCCCTGATTTAAATAAGGATGGTGAAATTACAAAGGCTGATGTTCTCGTTGGTCGAGGTGTTATTCCAGCCGATAAGAAGATGAAGATGGAGGCCGTTAAGGCAGAGGGTAGCTGGCACCAGATTGCTTATGCTCTTGCTGAAGCCTTTGATGATGAAGGTGAGCAAGACGACGATCCAGAGAAAAGAGAAAGGGCTGCTGAAGCCGAAGCTAAGGCCGCAAGGGAAAGAAGAAAAGCCACTCAAGCAGAAAGAGAAGCGAAGGGTCAAGGCATTCGAGGAGCCGTCAAACAAAGAATTGGCAAAAAAATTGCTCAAGGTGGTGAAGTAAAACAAGCCCAGAGACAAGGCGATATTGATGTTGCTAAAGCTCGCTCTGCTGGTCGTGCTGGTGCTGAACGCGAAAAAGCTCAAGGCACTGTTGAAAGAGAAAAGGCCCGCCAAGCGGCCAAAACCAAACTCGCAAAAGCGCGAGGTAAAAGGTATGGAGCTACTACCTTACCAGGAGTGGCAGGCCAGAAAGTAATAGGAACTGCTAAAAGGCTTGGTAAAAAAATGGGCCTAGCGGCACATACTGAATACAAGCAAATTGGTCTTCACCTTGCCGAAGCTTTCGGTCTTATTGAATCCGCAGGACAGCGCGGCCCTCAGGCGGAATCAGGAGCTATGAGACCAAGAGGCGAGAGTCGGTACAGTTCTCACAACGAAAAAATGAAGCGTCTTGAGAACTTGAAAAAGAAGCAACGCGAGAAGGCAAAACAACATCGTTGATTACATACATTTTCTAAAAAAAATCATATTTTAGAAAACGAACCTATAGATATCTAATAGAATCTAGGAGATCTAACTCATGAGTAATTTAAAGAATATTGCTGATATTCTTCCTGAAGGACTTGATGAATCCACCGTTCAAGCTGTCTTTGAACTGGTGGATTCCACTATTAATGAGCAAGTCGCTGAGAAAGTTGGTTTACTTGAGGCCAAAGTAAACGCTTATCTTAGAACAAAGGTTGATCGGCTAAAGGAACAAGCTCTTGCTGAACTTAGTGAAGAGAACGAGGTTTTCCGCAACGCTCGTCTGTTTGAATCAGTGAGAACTCTAATGGCCCTAGAACTAAATGGTGCGGACGAAGACAATGCTCTTTCTGAAATGACAAGCCAATACGGCGAACTTCAGGAAGAGTTTGACGTTTTAACTGACCAAGTTAATGCTTTGGTAGTTGAAAACGAAAAGCTTCAAGGCACCATCAAAGTTCTTAACGACAAAGTTTCCATTTCGGAGGGAGCAGTCGAACAGCTTGAAGGCCACAAAGCACAGCTTCTTGAAGAAGTTGAGAATTTAGTAGCTGCACGCGACGAGGCATTTGCTTCCTCTGAGCAAGCAGTAGTTGTATCTCAAGCCGATGTTGAGATCAACGAATCGAAAACTCAAACTGGTAATGAGTTTTTAACTGATGAGGTCATGAAGTTCATGCCCTTTTCCTCCCAAAAATAATAGGAATTTATTCAAATGGAAATGATGCATCGCACAGACGATTCGCTTGTCCAGAAGTGGGAGCCTGTCCTTGAGGGCATCGACAGTGACTATACTCGTCGTATCACAGCTCAACTTCTTGAGAACCAAGCTAAGTCTATTGTCGAGGAAAGACTTTCTGAAGATATTACCGCTGCTGCTACCACCACTGGTCAGCTTGGTACTTTCCAAAAGTTCGCTTTCCCTCTCGTTCGTCGGGTTTACCCCCAACTTCTAGCCAACAGCCTTGTTGGCGTTCAGCCCATGCAGGGTCCCGTCTCACAGGTTTTCTACCTCGGTAACGACCGTGCCCGTGAAGGTGGTGGTGCTGGTAATGTACAAACTGTTTACAGCAAGTACAACCTGACCTACAGAGGTCTGACTGCTTCCGCTATCGGTTCTGATTCTGGTACTGGCGCTGCTGGCGGTGGTTTCACCCCCAACACTGGTGCTGGTCTAGATGGTGATGACGCTCAAAGCGGCTTCGACCTTTCTAACGTCCTCGACACCCTCTCTGGTAGCACCGAGATGGTAGGCGCTGGTGCTCCATCAGGCACCTTCGGTGGTCAGATCGCTGCTTGGCCTAACGAGAACGCTATTATGGGCTTCAATGTTTCTGCTGGTGAGCGTCTAACTGGAACTGGTATTCCAGAGATGACCTTCCACATCGAGCAGGAGGCCGTTGTTGCCAACACTCGTAAGATGCGTGCTCTCTGGACTCTTGAGGCTTCTCAGGACCTTAAGGCTTACCACAACCTTGACCTTGAGCGCGAGCTTACTGACCTTCTCTCGAAGGAGCTTCAGCTTGAGATCGATCGCGAGCTTATCGAAGATCTCCGCATGATCGCTTACGGTCTTCGTGATCGTAACCTTGGCGGTGTTGATCAGCGTCTCATGGATTCTGATTATGTTTCTCTAGGCACTACTGGTGAGAGATTCCCTGGTCTTGGCGGTGCTACTAATGCTGCTGATGCTACCACTTTCGTTCCTGCTCAGTTCACCTACGACTTTGCGAGCGATGTCCCCACCACAGGCTCTGAAAGCTCTAATATCTTTGTTATTGATTTCAGCCAGTCAAGCCTAGCCCTCTACCCACGCCACGTTGGTGAGGTCTACGCAAACCTGCTCGCAATCATCAACCTTGCTTCGCAGGATATTTACCGCACCACCATGCGTGGTCCTGGTAACTGGCTACTGACCTCACCCCTAGTTGCTTCACTCCTTGAGAGTGCTTCCAAGCTTGAGGGTGGTGTTCAGCCTGCCGATGGCCCCACCAACATCGGTGGTAACTCAATTGAGTACAAGGGCAAGTTTATGGGTCGCTACGATCTATATGTTGACCCAATGTACCCAACTGACGAAATTATGGTTGGTTACAAGGGTGCGAACGCTATGGACGCTGGTTACATCTACGCTCCATACATCCCACTCCAGCAGCTTCCAACTATTACGGATCCTGAGTCCTTCCAGCCCAGGAAGGGTATCCTTACCCGTTACGGTAAGGTCCAGATTGAGCCTATGAACAGGTTCTATCGCATCATCCGTATCATTGGCCCAACTGCCAACTACCTCTTCAGCCCCTTCAGTAGAAACACCACCGCCCTGGGTGGTTCAGTGAGCTGATCTGACTAGGTAATCAAACTTTTGAGGGCCAGAGGTTTTTTGTTCCTCTGGCCCTCTTTCTTTCCTATATAAGTTAGAAATATTATGCATAAATACAGAAGCAAGTGTCGTTGGAACATGCTTCTTCACATTGATGGGGAAGTGGTTGAAATTAGACCATCAGAGCTTTTTGAATCAAAAGGCCCTGTAGACTCTAGATATTTGGAATTAGTCTCTGAGCCCAAGAAAGTTGGGCGACCTTCAAAAAAGAAAACGGAGAGTTTAGATGGCAGCAGCACCCAAAGTAGATCCTAGACTGTTAGGTTATGGTGATACCTTTGGAACCTACGCAGGTAGGAACCTTGGGGATACAGACATTTATTCAACTGCTATTGACACGACTAAACTCAACATTAGTACATTTGAAGATGGGATTGAACTTAACCAGTTCGAACAGACGATCAAGGATTACATCTTAGGTAGGCTGGGATATCCTGTAATCAGAGTAGAGCTTACTGATTTTCAGGTCAAGACAGCTATTGATGAATCAATCACACATCTAGACTATCATGCACCTTTTTGGTGTACTCAGATGGCTGCGTTTGAGACCTCCGCTGGAGTAAACGCTTATATGCTGCCAATGCATATCGCTCACGGTCTTACTTACTGTGCTTACAAGAAGTCCCTGCTTAGTATTCAGAACATGGCGGGGACTTTGGAGTATGATTTCTTTATTAAATACTTCCAAGACAACTTCCTGTTCAGCAACTTTGCTGTATCTGATTTCTACCTGCTACAAACACACTTAGAGATGATCCGTAAAATCCTTAGCCAAGAAGGCTCTTGGGATATCATCAACGGAAACATCCTCCAGCTATACCCAACTCCATCTAGAAATGGAGAAACAGTTATCTTGGTTTACCGTGGTCTCGATACAGCGACCATGCACCCTTATTACAAGAACTGGATTCAACGCTACGCTCTTGCGGTCTCCAAAGGCATCCTTGGTGAGATAAGAGGTAAGTATACATCACTGCCCTCTCCTGGTGGTGGTGCATCGTTAAATGGTGCTGCTCTTACTCAGCAGAGTGAACAGGAAAAAGAAAAGCTCAAAGAAGAGCTTCTATCTGAAATTGAAGAACCCCCTGCGTTCACAATGTTCTAATGCCATTAACATCTAAAGGAAAAAAGATAATGGCTGCCATGGTGAAGCAGTATGGTAAACAAAAGGGCAAAGAAGTTTTCTATGCCTCTAAAAACAAAGGCACCATTGAAGGTGTAGAAAAAACAGAAGAGACTAAAATGAAATATATTGATGCTTTAAACCACTCTGTTAACGAGGCAGCATTCCTTGCTCCTTTAGCTACGGGCGCGGCTAGATTGGTTGCTAAAAAGGGTGCTAAAATGCTTGCTAGAAAAGCTGCGGTAGGCGCAGCTAAAAGAATGGTGCCTGAAAACCCAAAACCCCAAGAGGAGAAAGGTATGGAAGAATCAATTTGGAATACTTATAAATTATCTGCTACTATTCTTGCGGAAGCTCTTGGTCTTGTTACTGAGGGAAGACCCCCATATAGTGCTTCAGAAAAAAGACATGTTCATCCTGGAGGAGGAAAACCACCAAAACCAGTAAAAACTACAAAAATTAAACCAGCATCAGAGAAACTTAAACAACGTCTTAGAGACTTAAATAAACCAGAATCACCTACAAATGAAGAGGCAGAGCCCACAGATAAGGAAATAGCATCAGCTAACAGGAAGGTTCATACCAAAAAAACAGTAAGAGGAGAGACTCCTGAAGAGACTAAAAACTTTAATAAAAGTGTTGATGACGTTATGGGTAGAAAAAAAGTAGGTGCGGATGGTGGAATTGAAGGTCTTAAAGCTAAAATCCGTGCTGCTGGGGAACGCTCTAGAAGATAAAATATGAAAAAGAAAAACTACAAGGTAACTACGAAGCTTCCTCAACTCCCTGATTTAGATGGGGGTGAGGAGCTTCTTAACCTGTTTGATCAGGATAACCCTGATATAAATCTGTTTAACCTTGTAGATGATGAGATGATTCGTCTAGCTGGTTCTAAGTTTTTGTTCTACAAATATTACCAGACTGATGAATTTGATGAGGTTTACATGGAGTCTCGTAGTAAGCCAATAGCTAAAGTTCCAATCACTGTTCACGGGCACTACGACCCTGTAGCGATGAGTGAGGAGCTAACTCAGTTTGGTATCGAGCTTACAAACGATCAGCTATTTACCTTCAATAAAAGCTACATTGAGCGTAAGCTTGGTAGGTCTGTTATCCCTGGCGACGTAATCAAGCCTATGTTCCAGGAACAAAAGTATGAGATTTTTGAGGTGGTTGAGGATAGCTTCGAAGCCTATGGTGTTTACCATTTGGTTTGCTCTGCTAAACTCCTCCGCGATTCTGATACAGTTCAGGACACCACACTTACCGATGTCAGTGATGATATTGGAGGATACGCAGGAATAGATGGCTGAATTTGATTTTACAAATAATGAAGATCTGAATGTATCTTGGGAGTCTTCTGCTATAGAAAGTAGAAGTGACAAGTATCCTACAAGAGAAGGTGATGTCCGTGCTAAGATCTTTAAGATGACTCAAGCAAAATCTAATATTTCTTTTATTTATCGCGAGTCACTTAGATCCATGATAGCATCTTTTAATGACATTGGATATTTTGATGCTGAAGATAAATTTGTAGACATCAAATGTATTCATGGTAACGCTGAACGTGCCGTCGCTAAACTTAAGCAAGAGAATAGCATAATTCTTCCAATGCTATCTATTGCTCAAACTGTCTCGGATAATGATGACGAACGTAGGCGCTACGAAAGTGTTTTAGTTCACGAAAAGTATTGGGACGAGGAGAAACATCGGGCTATAAGAATTCTTAGCCTAGCTCCAAGACCTGTAAATATTAGTTATCAGCTCAATATTTGGTGTAAATACATGTCCGATATGGATCAGGTTCTAGAGCAAGTTCGTCTTAAGTTCAATCCAGAAATGAATGTGCCAACAAAGTATTCAACTTTAGCAAAAGCATTTTTACAATCCGAAGAAGCGATTGGCTCTATGACAGCTTCAGATAAGGAAGATAGAGTTATTAAGAAAACTATGAATATAGTTCTAAGAACTTACATTCCAAGTCCAAAGTTCCTCGTCACCTCTACGGGCGAGATTGAAGAATTTAATATCGAAATTACCTGATGGCAAAATTAATATCAGATCAAGGGACAGCCTGCACTTGTGGACACCCACAAACTGGAAGTAGCAAAGTTTTCATTCAAGGCAAAGGTGCTTCTAGAGTCGGTATAGATACAGCAGGCGGGCTAATTACAGGTCCAGGGGCCTCTAAAGTATTTATTGAGGGATACAATGCTTCACTAATTGGTGATGCTATTGCTCCCCATGCTCCCCTCCCTCCTCATGTGGCAGCCACAACCTTAGTAACACAAAATAAAGTGTTTGCTACATAAAAAAGTTTCAAAAACACCTACCATGAGTGGTACATAATAAAGGAAGGAATTTGTTATGAAAGTAGTAAAAAATGATTGTATGCAAACCATAACTGTCTTTTTCCAAACAGAAACGGGGTGCAAAGAGAGATCAATGAGACCAGGAGAGACCATCGTAGTTCCTGAGTCTTACATCACAGAACAAATCAAAACTCTACACAGACGCAGAGTTTTTAAAATTTCTAACGCATGAGGACTAAGTTATGCCTAATTATGTGAGCCCTGGTGTTTACACCATTGAAAAAGATATTTCTGATTACGCACCTTCGATTAATACATCAATCGTGGGTATCGTTGGTTTTGCAGCAAAAGGCCCAACCAACAAGGCTACTCTAATAACTAGCCAAAACAACCTACTTCGCACATTTGGAAACCCAAGCGAGGACATTGACGGTCAGGCTCTTGAGGGCGCACTAGAGATCCTGGAAACCACCAACTCGGTTTACTTTATTAGAGCCGCTGGTGATTCTGCTGCTGACGCTTCTGCAACCATGTCAGTTGGTAGCTGCCCTGCGATTATTGTTTCGGGTCCTGCTGCTGAGGCTGACGCTGCTCAATGCTTTGGAGGAACTGGCGCAGATGCAAGCTCAATAACTCTTAGAATTCAAGTTGTAGACAACGCAGGCGTTTCTAAGTTCCCAGAAAATGGTGGAGCAGGTAAGGACTTTGTTGTAGCAACTAACAGTGGTGCAAGCCAAGCCTTAGCCCTAAGAAGTGTTATCGGTGGTGCGTTAGACGCCGAACACGTTGGAGTCTTCGAAGACGACGCCCTTACAGCGGGCTCTCTAGGTCTTTCAGGCGCTATTGTTGGTTCCTACGCGGGTTCAGGCGCTTACATGAGCGTTTCAGCCTGTAAAGGTATTACGTTCGATGAGGCCGAAGGTGTTTCAGCTCTTATGATGGTTAACGCTGCCAGTGCTGGTGCCACAGACTTTGGCGTTTCTGGTAACTTCGCTTCTGCTGTAAAAGTTTACGGTTCAACTTTCGCTTCCACTGGCACCGACTCTGCTGCTTACCTTGTAGAGAGTTTATACCCTGGAGCAGGATACAATGGTGGAACTAAAACAAATGGAGACACCAGCGGTAACTCAATAACTCTAAATGGCTTAGGTTCACAAAACTTTAGCCTGGTCGTTAATGAAGATGGTGTTGCCCTTGAAACTTTCAAAACTAGCTTTGTTGGTTCTGGAGCTTTCATTGAAGACGTTATCAACACAGGCGAAACCGATGCTATCTCTGACGTTATTAAAGGAAACCTTCTTAAGGATGGTGCTGACGCTGGAGCCACAAAGTTGACCCGATTTATTGGAACTGCTGACAGTTTGTTTGGAGCCACTGGATTTGGTGTGACCACACAAGCACTACTGCCAGATGCTAGTGAAAGTGATGGTGTCGGTGATGCCACTACTGAAGTTAGCACTTCAGATAAAGGTGGTAGATTCCTAAAGCTAGTTCAAAGTGCGGCTACCAGCCTCGCAGGGGGCACCAACGGTACAGGAACTGCTAACGAGAACGCTACTGCTTTGATTGGTGATGCTACGGGTGATCCAAAGACAGGTATGCAAGCTCTTGATGATCCACTTCTGAATGTTGGAATCGCTCTTGTTCCTGGTATCTACACTCAAAGTGTTCAAAATGCTCTGATTACCTTAGCAGAGACCACTCAAAACTTCTTAGCTCTGGTTGCTCCTCCATACGCAATCGGAACTGTTCAGGACGCTATCGACTGGTCAAATGGTAAATCAAGCACTACAGGCAAGTCTAGAACTGCTGCGATTAACAGTTCTTACTGCGCTATCTACTGGCCTCATGTGAAGATCTTCTCAACCTTTGATGGCAAAGATCGTTTCTACGATCCATCTATCTTCGGTGCGAGACAGATGGCTTTCACAGACGCTGTAGCTGATAGTTGGTTTGCTCCTGCTGGTTTCCGCAGAGGTCGCCTCACCAAGCCTAGCGAAACTGAAGTGAAGCTGAACCAAGGCGATAGAGACAGCCTCTACAGTGGTGGTAACGTGATTAACCCAATCGTTAACTTCCCACAGCAGGGTATTACAATCTTTGGTCAAAGAACCACTCAAAGAAACCCCACTGCTCTAGACAGAATTAATGTCCGCAGACTAATGATCTACATCCGTAAGGTTATTCTTCTCGCAACCCAGAGATTCGTCTTCGAGCCAAACGATGAGTTTACTTGGTCACAGATTGAGGGTGTCCTTAACCCCTTCCTTGATGATATCCGCAGACGCAGAGGTATCACTGAATTCCGTGTTGTTTGCGACGAAACAGTAAACACTCCACTTCGCGTTGATCGTAACGAGCTTTGGACTAAGGTTCTCGTCAAGCCCACCAAGACTGCTGAGATCCTAATCTTTGAAATTAACCTGACTAACCAGTCGGCTCAGTTGGGTAGCCTCTAAGGAGATAAATAATGGCAACATCTTATTACAAGAATAAATACGGTAGAGACTTCACCCCTGGACAGGGGCTGCCAACTGTTTCTACTGATCTCGATTCAGTAAGGGCTTATCAGTTTGAGATTCACTTCTTCGGTCTCCCTGAGGATGTGACCAACACAACTGATCTAACTCTCGCTGCTAAGAAAGTTGGTGGTCTTGAGATGAAGAACGAGGCAATCGTTATTGATCGTGTCAACGATAAGGTCCACTACCCAGGAAAAACTACTCCTGGTGAGCTTACCGTAGACTTCGATAACCTTTACCTTCGCGAGACTGCCTCTGATCTCTACCGCTTCTTCCGTCACACCTACGACCCAATCACTGGTGAGATGACAAAGAGCGCCCAGCCAGGGGGTGGTGCTGGATCGACTTTCAAAGCAGATAAGGTCGAA